GCCTTGCGCGCCGGTGAGACCGGTCGCGCCGGTCGCGCCGGTGTCGCCCTTGACGCCGGGGATGCCCTGTGGACCGGCCGGTCCCACGTCGCCCGCCGGGCCGGTGGCACCAGTGGGACCTGCGGGACCCTGCGGGCCGGGGACCGTGCTGGCGGCGCCGGTCGCGCCGGTGGGACCCGTCGCGCCGGTGGGACCCGTCAGTCCGGTGTCACCCTTCGGACCCTGCGGGCCTGCCGGTCCGGTGGGGCCGGGCACCGTCGATGCGGGTCCGGTCGGGCCGGTGGGGCCGGTGGGTCCCGCGGGTCCTACCGGCCCAGCCGGACCCTGCGGACCCTCCACGCCTGCGACCGCGGCCCACTTCACACCGAGCGTCACGGTGGAGTCGGCGACCAGGGCGAGCCCGTTCGCGCCGACCGGGAGGCGGACGGGGGTGTCGTTCGCCGACGCCACGATGAGGTCGCCCTTGGCGTCGAGGAGTGACTTGGGGATGGCGCCGCCGGGCGCGCTGATGTCGAGGGCGGCTTTCAGCCCGGCCGGGGTGACGAACCGGACGACGTCGAGACCGGCGGTCGCCTCGGCGATCGTGGCGCGCTCCGCGATACCGGCGGCCGTCTCGGTTGCTGGGAGGGCGGTGATCACATACGGCTGGAAGGTGGTGCCCGCGCCGGTGACCTGGATGCCGTCGCCCGCTGTGGTGATCCCTGACCCGCCGCCGGTGCCGGAGCCGGTGCCGATCGAGATGATGTAGTTGGTGACCTGGTATGGGGCCAGGTTGTTGTGCGGCTGGTCACCGCCGGTGTAGCCGACCTGGATCAAGTTCTGCGGCCGCAGAATGTACGCGTTGTTGCCGAGGAACCAGTTCACGAACGACCCGGCGGCCGAACCACCTGTCAGCGCGCCGTCTTCAAGCGCGTTGCCTCCGTAGGTGAGGTTGTGCTTGTGGTACGGCATCTCGGAGATGGTGAGCAGGTGGGACTTCTCGCCACCCTTCTCGCCGAGCAGGTCGAACTCGGCCTGGCCGACATCGCGTCCCATCGGCGACCGGCCACGCAGATCGGGCAGGTTGAACGTCGTCGACCCGTCGCCGTTGCCGTACGAGGTGCCGATCGCGGCATACAGGTCGCCGTACAGCGCCCGGCTGACCGCGGAGCCGTCGCAGAGGAGCCAGCCGCTGGGGGGTACCGAACCACCGAACGGGACGATGGTGCCCGCGATGATCCCGGACCCGCCGGTGCCGGTGCCGCCTCCCCCGCCGCCGCGGGAACCGAGCCGACGTTCCAGCAGGATGATGCGCCGCTTGTGGTCGGAGAGCAGGTCTTCCAGGGTGCGTGGCGTGGTCATTCTGCCAGCCCCAACACATCGCCCGCGCTAACCAGGGTTACCTGAATGGCTTCGCCTGCCGCGGTCTCGTTCACGCGGAGCGAATCCAGCCGCTGATCCTGTTGCACCGGCCGCAGGTTCAGAGTCGCCGCCACCGGCATCATCACCCCGGGCACCAGTTGGTTGATGCCCAGGTCGTGGGAGAGGCGGAGCCCGGCACCGTCGGGGATGATCAGTTCCACCGGCACCGGGGTGCGGCCCACGATGCGGCGTTGCGCCTGCGAGTTCAGTTCGTCCTGACTGGGGTCACCGGACCCCTCCTCCTGCTCCAGGGTGTGGATCGTGGTCCACACCCCGTAGTAGTCGTTCTCGCCGCCCGCGTTGCCGACACCGAACACGACACCCGGGTCCGGCGGGGGCAGGGGGTTGTCGGCGGACTCCGTCGGCCGGGTGGCGGAGATGTGCCCGATGCTGGCGTGCTCGGACCCGGCGCTGACCACCTCGATGTCGCCGTAGAAGTCCGCGTCGGTCAACTTGCGGGTCTGCCCGATACTGGTGGCCGAGTCCCAGATGAGCAGGGTGCGGCCGACGGTGGTGTAGTCCAGGCCACCCTCGGAGAGGTTGTCGAGGTGTTCGCCGACCATCATCTGGAACGCGACCACGGTGGAGCGGGTGAGCAGGCTGTCCGAGAACCGGACATCCAGGTGGGGCAGGACGTTCGCGGGCGGGTCGACGAACTCCCACCGCGGCACGGTGACGACGTGCGCGGCGCCGCCGGTGCTGACCCGCATCTCGTACGGCGTCGACAGTTCGTAGTTGATGATCGCCTCGATGCGGTCGGTCATCAGCGGGAACCCGCCCGCGTCGGCGTTGGGCCAGTCGATGGACATGGCCGTGTGATCCAGGTACTCCTTGATGTCGTTCGCGATGAACGTGGCGGTGTCGCGGCGGGTGCGGGCCTGGATGATGGGGCCTTCCCACACCCGGTCCTCGCCGCGGAAGATGACCATTTCGTAGCGTCGCGCCGCCCGGCTGACGTCGTCGATGATGCTGGCCTGCGCGGCGCACGCCCGGCCGGACAGGGTGACGGTCGCCTGTGACTTCTTCGACCGGATGCGACCCCACGACACCGAGTCCAGGTCGACCAGTTGGTACTTGCGCCGCTCCCCACCGCGGTCGTGGATCATCACGGTGTGACCCTGAACACACCGTGCGCTTTCCTCGGCCACTAGAACCTCCTCGTCAGCGCGACGGTCAGCGTGAGGTTCCCGGCGTCAGCGTCCAGTGGTGCGTCGAACGCGACCAGGTAGCCGATGCCGCAGTCCAGGAGCGGCCACGTCGCCGGGGTGCCGCCGGTGCCGTAGAGGAGATGATCGGCGGCCAGCCAGGTGCCCCCTTCGACGGATGCCCGCACTCGTTCGGAAACCCCGTCGAGGGTGAGGGTGGTGTGCGGCGGGATGAACGAGACGATCTGTTCCGACTCCCAGCCGGTGGAGCCGTCGAACGCGTTCACCGAGACGGCGTCGGGGTTGGGGAAGATGCGGATACGCACCTGCCGGGCGGGCTGGTCGCCGGTGGTGAGCCGGAACGTGGGAACATCCGCCACCCAGCGCGCCACCTGTGACGCGGGGATCACTGCCCAGTACCGGCGCCAGGTGCCGACCTCGATGATGCACGGGTCGATCACGACCGGCGGGCCGGGGGGCACCGGCACCGGCGGGCAGTCGGGGTCGGCGAGCGGGTCGGTCAGCGCCGGGTCCAGCGGCGACCGGGACGACTCGGACTCGTTCTCCGCGCCGAGCCATTCGTAGTCGAAGTCGGCGGTGTCGGGGCTGTCGCCGGAGAACCAGGGGAACACCGACGCCAGCGTGATCATGGCGTCGTCGAGGGTGAACACGGTGCCGCCGGTGAGGTTGGTGCCCACGGCGAGGGCCACCGCGTGGTCGGCGCCCGCGGGGGCGACGCCGGAGACCACCAGTCGGGTGTCGAACGTCGACGATGCGGGGACGGCGACGACGGTGCCGGTGGTGCGGGAGATGAGCGCGCCGACACTGTCGTACCAGGCGATTTCCGGGGCCAGGTTGATGGCCTTGGAGGACTGCACGTACACCGACCCGGCGTAGGTGGCGCCGCCTTCGATGTCGGCCCAGCCGATCGCGACAGGGGCCATCCCGCCGCGCACCGTGGTGGAGTCGGTCTGCACGGTGACGCGGGCCGCGAACTCGCCGGTGCGGCCGCCGGTGACCTGTTGGATGATCGCCCGGCCGCCAACCCCGGCCGCGGCCCAGCCGAGCACACCGACGCCGGTGGCGGTGCTGGTGGAGTTGTTCTGGGTGCCGTCCCAGGTGAAGTCGACGTCGGGGGTGTCGGGGGTGTTGCCGTCGAAGTAGTCGCCGGGGCTGGTGTTCGGGTTGGGCTGTTTGACCGGCAACCAGGCAGACCACACCGAGGTCCAGGTGTCGATCGCGGCGCGGCCGCGCCATTCGTAGATGGCGCCGGGGGTGAGGCCGGACACGACGATCGGCGACGTCGGGCTGGATACCGACGTCGCCGTGGTGGTGCCACTCAGCCGGTACTCCACGTCGTACCGGGTAACCCCAGTTACGCCGCCGGGTGGGGTGAGCGCGGCGGTCGCCTGCAACCCGCTGATGGACGGGGTGACGGACAGTCCCGGCGGGGTGTTCGGCAGGGTGGTGCCGATCATCCAGTCCGACCACGGCCCGGCACCGTACACGTTCACGCCGCGAGCGCGAGCGTAGTAGGTCGTCGCGGGGGTCAGCCCGGTGACGGTCGTGGTTCCCGACGACTGCACCAGGGTGCCGGTCGTCTCCAGGGTCACGTCGTCGATGCCGTAGAGCAGTTCCCAGTAGAGCACCGGCGAGCCGCCGTCACCGGCGGAGCAGAACTGAAACCGCATCGAGGTGTCGGTGATCTGGTTCGGGTTGGGCCACACGCACCACGGGAATGGGGCCGGGGGCACCCCGCCGGTGGGGGCACGGCTGATGTACGCGGAATGGTCGGTCGGCCCGCCGATGCCCTGCGTGCCACTGCCGCCGATGGAGAAGTACACGGTGCCTGAGGCGGTGACCGGGTAACTCGCCAGCAGTCGGTCGCGGAAGTTGGAGGGCAGGTTCGCGCCGCCGCTGTTCTGGTAGCCGTGCGCGGGGATCGAGATGGCCCAGGGAAGCGAGCCCACGTTGGTCGCGGGGTCGGAGCAACTGATCCAGAACTCGACGGTGGACCCGGTGTCCCGGATCGTCATGGTTCCGGCGGTGCCGGTGCGCTTGGGGTAGTCGGTCATCTCACGCCTCCTACGGCACCGTCACGGCGAGGGCATCCGCATACAGCCGGATGTCGGAGTTGTTCGCGGGGGTCGCCGACGACGCCCAGTCGACGATCGCGTGCACCCGGACCAGCACGTTGTCGGTGCCCGTCGGGACTGCCTGCGACTTCAGCGAGTACGCCTTGCCGCCGTAGTCCGCCGGGGTGGCGGTGCCGAGCACGACGGTGCCGAGCGTCGTGCCTCCGGCGTTGCGGAACTGCGCGTCGACGACGATGCTCTGGATCGCCGACCCGCCGGAGCCCGCGAGGATCAGCGCGGCCGCCCAGATTTGCAGGGACACCCGCTCCCCCGCGCCGAGCGTCGTCAGCGGCACTGACTGGAACGCCCACAGATTCGTGCGGCCGCTGACCGCAGTGGAGCCGTTGCCGAGGATGCGGGCACGGAACGAGGCGGTGCCGACGGCTTGCAGTTCGCCGGACACCCGACCTTGGGTCAGGTAGGGGGTGGCGTTGGCGCCGCTGACCGGGTCGGCGCTGGCGGTCCACAGTGTCGCGTTGGTTTCCACCGACGGGTTCTGGGAGTAGTTGCGGCCGACGATCACGGCGGCACCTTCCAGTTCCGCGCTGGGGTACTTCGCCAGGTTGTAGGGGATGTCCTGCACGACCACCGGCAGGCTGGGCGAGAGCCCCAGTTCGCGGGTGATCGAGTACACCCAGGGTCGTTCTGCGGCCAGCACGAACTCGACCATGTAGGCGTGGAACCCCCACGCCTCGAACTCGCCGACGACCATGGGACCGCTGATCGTGGCGACGTCGTGCAGGTACCGCCGGTAGGTGTTGACGGTGGCCGCGTACTCCTCGTCGGTCTGCGGCCGGGTGCCCTGCGAGGGGTCGTTCGGGTTGACCGGCTCCTGACCGCGGCCGGGCGGGCAGTCTACAAAGAACTCCAGGTCGGTCAGCCCGCACTCGGTGCCGTGCTGGCCGCACGCGCCCGGGTCCAGAGTGGCGTCCAGCCACGCCATCCCGTAGTCCAGTGCGTCGGCGCCCTGCGCGATGATCATGGCCCGCACCTGCACCTCGCGGACCGCGTCGCGTTGACGTCCGATGGTGCCGCCGTCGGTGATGCCCTGCGTGATCCCGACGGTGCGGGTGGAGTCGGGGATGCCACGCACCGAGATGCCGAACGCGCCAAAGAACCGGGCGGACAGGAGCGGCATCGCCGGGTCGAACCACGGCGCCTCGGTGATGCTCTCGTACCGCCACGGCGTGGTGACCTGAAGCGCGGTGATCAGGTCGGTGCACCGGGGTCCTTTCAACCACGTCATGGGGCAGTCGGCGGTTTCGCCATAGCCGCGGACCCGCTCGTTGTTGATCAGTTCGTTGCCACCGAATGACAGCCAGCCCTCGTACATCACGCCACCGCCACTTGTTCGCTGAGCCGGTCGACGACCGCTTTGCTGACCCGGTACGGGTCGGGGCCGCTGATCTGGAACGCGCCGGGCTCCACGGTGAACGTCGACGTCGACGACACCGGCGCCTGCCCGTTCGGGGCGGACGTCGGGATGGCGGACACGGTGGCACCGGCGACGTTGACCGCGCCGAGGGTCATCGTGCCGACGGCCGCTTCGACCTGCCCGGCCATGTCGTTGATGCCCTCGATGAACCCGCGACCGAGGTCCTGACCGATGTCGGCGAACACCTTCGACGGGGACGCGATACCGAGGACGCCCTTGGCCCAGTCGATCGCACCGTTGACGACGCCGGTGATCGCCTTGGTGATCGCGGAGAACATCGACGTGATGCCGAGAATCAGCCCGTTGATGATGTCCTTGCCGACGTTGTACAGCCACGATGCGGCGCCGGACAGGGCGCCCATGATCTTGCCCTTGATGCCGTTGACAACAGCCACGATGGTGTCGATCGCGGTCCGCAGGGCGCCGGTGATGCCGTCCCAGATTCCCTTGAACACCCCGGAGATGGCGCCCCAGATCGAGTTCCAGACGCCCTGGATGACGGCGAGGGCGACGGAGATGACGGTCTGGATTCGGTTGATGATCGGGGTGAAGAATCCGACCAGCGCCGTCCAGATCGTGGTGAAGAAGTCGCTGACCGCTCCCCAGATCGTGTTCCAGATGCCGGAGATGACGGCGAGGACGACCGAGATGACGTCGGCGATTTTCTGGATGATCGGGCCGATGAAGATGACCAGCCCGTTCCACAGGTCACGGAAGAAGTTGCCGATTTCGGTGAACACGGCCGTGAAGAATGCGGCCAGCGCGTTGACGATCGGAGTGACGAAGTTGACGATCGCGGTCCAGGCGAGGATCGCGGCGGTGGAGATGACCCGCCATGCCGTGAGTAGTACCGCGGCGATGATGATGGCGATGTTGTAGACGACCTCGCCGAACACCCGGAAGATGTTGGCGATCGTCTCGAAGATCGGGGTCAGGAAGCCGACGATGCTTTCCCAGATGCCGATGAAGAACGCGGCGATGTTGGCCCATATCTCCATGAAGAATGCGGAGATGGCGGACCAGACGCCGTTCCACCAGCCGACGAACCCTTCCATCACCCCGGTGATCCAGTCGATGAAGCCGGACCACACGTCGGTGACGAACTTGACGACGGTGTCCCAGTTCATGACCAGCAGGACCAGCGCCGCGATGAGCAGGCCGATGCCAATGACGATCCAGGTGATGGGGCTGGCGAGCAGGGCGGCAGTGGTCGCCCAGATCGACCCGGCCCATGCGATCATCGCGGGCACCTGTGCCATGAGCAGGCTGGGCAGGGCGATGAGCCAGTTGGCGGCGAACGCCCCGGCGAGACCGGCCATCACGGCGACGATCGCGTCCCCGTGATCGGCGAGCCAGCCGAACACCGAGTCGATGCCTGAGGAGATGGCGGTCCAGTCGATTTCCTCGAACGCGCCCGCCACCTCGCTGATCGCGTTGGACAGTCCGGGCTGGAACACGTCGACGACGCTGGAGACGACGTCGACGACGCCCTCGAAGACGCTGACGACGACATCCCAGGCACCGGCGATGTTGCCCGCGACGGCATTCCAGTCGATCGCGCCGATGGCGGTGGCGATCCCGCCGATGGAGTCGGCGACGGCGGGGGCGATCTTCTCGACGATGGGGGTCAGCGCCGCGCCGAACCCTTCGATCGCCTCCATCAGGACCGGGAACAGGCCCTTCAGCGCCTCGAACGCCGGGCCGAGCACCACGGCGCCGAGGCGGGCCAGCGCCGTCCAGGTGTTGGCGAGCATTCCCTCGAACGAGTTGCCCGCGGCGAGGGCGGCCGGGCCGATGCCTTTGGTCAGCGCGTCCTGGAATGTCTGGAACGAGATGGTGCCCTCGGACGCCATCTTCTTGACTTCTTCGCGGCTGATGCCGAGGTGGTCGGCGACCATCTGGAGGGCGGGGATGCCGCGCTCCGCCATCCGGTTGAACGTCTCGGTGGTGGCGGCGCCGGATGCGGCCGCGTCGCCGAACACATCCGAGATTTCGGAGAACGAGGTCCCGGCGAGGGTCGCTGTGGACCCCATGTTCTTCAGCGTCTGCTCCAGCGCCTCACCCGGCTGGATACCGGCGGCGAGCAAACCGGGGATAGCCCCCACGGCCTCGTCGAGTCCGAACGCGGTGCCCTTGACCGAGTTGAGGGCGTTGTCCATGACGCCCTGGAGTCGTTCGCCGGTGACGCCGAGACCTTCCAGTTTCGCCTTCGCCGTGTCGATCGAGGCGAGCCGCTGGAACCCTTTGACGAACCCGGCGGTGAGGATGCCGCCGATCGCGACCGCGGCCGCACCGACGCCGACCTTCAGGCCGGTGCCGAGCCGTTCGCCGAGGGTCTTCCCGGACTTCTCCGCTTCGCCTCCGGCGGATGCCCCGGCGCTTTCGACGGCGGACTTGACGCCGCGCTGGTACGGGGTGGCGTCGGCTTCGACTTCGACGACGGAACGTCCGACCACATCGCCAGCCACAGACACCTCCGCCCGGAAGGCGGGGCGGAAAGGTGGATGGTCGACGGCCCGTCAGGTATAGGGTACTCCCCTACTAGCCGCCTTTCACCATGGCTTTCGCGGCCGCGAATGCGCTCTGCTCGTTCTCGGCGGACCAGGGGCTGTTCGCGGGGATCGGCTCACGCCAGCCCGGGGGTGGCGCCCACAGTTTCGCTTTCATCTGGTCGAGGTCTTTCTTCTCCGCATAGCGGGTCATCATGTACCAGGTGAAGTTGCAGAACCTATCCAGGGTTAGTTCGAGCAGGGCGGGCATTCCGTGCGCGGCCGCGTACCCGTCTAACGTGTCCCAGTTACTGACCGCGGTGAGGACCAGACGCACGGTCACGTAGTAGGGTTCGGCGTCGACGCCTCCGTGAGTTTCTGGATGAGTTCGACGATCTGCGCGACGTCCAGGTCGTCCTCGGGGTCGGCGAGCCGGGCGTACACCTTGGGTCCCTGCTTGGGGCCGAACGAGGCCATGATCCAAGTCTGCAACTCGGTGAGGATTTTGGTGCCGTCGTCTCCGGCGCCGGACATCCGTTCGGCCATCATCAGGCCGAGCGCGGCCTTGGGTGTGGGGACGACGTATTCCTTCCCGGCGAGGTCGACGGTGATCTGCTCTACGAGGCGCGGCGCGATGCTGATGCGCTTGGTTGTGGGCACGGTAGTTCCTTTCCGAACTGGGGTTAGTTATAGTGTGAAGTCGGTGAGGCGGGTCGCTTCGATCGCTCGTTTCATGAACCGGCCAGGGGTGACGCCGCGGACCCACTTGGCGAAGACCAACGGTCCGCGGCCGCGGACGCGGAACACCAGGTGCTTCGCCCGACGCGGACCATGAGCCCGGGTGCCGAACTCCTGGTAAGTCACGTACGGCACGGTGGAGCCGATCGTGTACGCCCGCGCCATCGCGGTCGACGTGTCCGACTTCCGCACCCGGATCGTGTTCTTCATCTGCCCGGTGTTGACCCGGCCGAGAGAGTTGATGTTGGCGACCGCCCGGGACCGGACCTTCTGCGCCGCCCGGTACGCGGCCTGCTCCGCCTGCGGGCCGACGACGCGGATCACGGCCTGCGCGTCGATGGTGACCCTGGTACCGACCTTGAACATCAGGGAGTCACCTCCGGGCAGGCGCACGCCTGCACACGCACGCTGAACAGCACCTCAGAGCCCGCACAACCGCCCAGGGGACCCAGCGGCGTCACCCCGACGATCGCGACTGTCTGCGGGTCGCACACGACCGCCTGAAGCAGGTTGGCGGCGTCGGCACCGAACTTGTGCCCGTCCGCGGTGATCTTCGCGGCCGCGGGGGCCACGCCGCGGTCGTTCACCACGGCGACACAGCGGAGCACGCCGACGGCCATCTGGAGGTTCCAGTACAGGATGCCGCAGGGCATCCCGTTCGCCTTGGTCGACCCGACCACCGGCGCGACCTCCAGGAGCCGGGACCATGCCTGCCCGTCGCAGTCGCACTGATCCCACGCCACTTCGCCGCCGGGCTGGACGAACACCTTCCCCGGCGTGGGGTCCAGCGCGGCGACGGCGACCGCGAGGTAGTGGTCCAGCAGACCGTTGATGTCGAGGGTGGCGGCCACGCCTCACCGCCGCATCGTGTCGACGGACTTCACCGAGGCGTACGGGATGGGCTTAGTGGTCGAGGCCACCCAGGTGTCGATCGAGTAGATGCCTGTGCCGCCGGACTTCAGGTCCTCGTAGGTGTCGGCGAACCCGACGGTGACCCCCTGCCGGGTGATGGTGGTCATCCGCTCCGGCAGGGCGCACTCCTCGGAGCCACATGCGGCTAACGCCAGTTCGCACGCGAGTCGGCCCGCGGCGACCTGCCCGCCGATCGGCACCGGGATGCCGCGCTGGTAGGTGACCTCGAACGTATCCAGATCGGTGGCCGGGTCGGCGAGCATGTTCTGACAGCGCGGCCAGACCCCGCCGTCGGTGCGGATCAGCCACCGCTTGCGCTCCAGCCGGTACGACTCAGGCGGGAGCGCGGCGCCGTCGATCCTAACCTCAGTTACAGACTGCACCGGGCCGGGCAGGCTGATCACCTCAGGTCCGGCTGGGGTGCACTGGCAGAACCCGACACAGCCGCACACCATGTTGAACCACTGCCCGGCGACCAGGACCGGGTAGAACGGTATCCCGCCGCGAGGACCACCGCCGGGGAACAGCGGGTCGTAGCCGGGACCCCTCCCCCAGTACGTCGACCAGCCGGTGGACGACTCGACGCACTGCGCGCCGCAGGGTCGCACGACGGCCTCGCACACCCCGAACACCCGACCGGTCCAGTTCCAGAGCAGGTCCGACGCGATCGCCTCCCACAGCGCCTGGGCGGCCGCGGGGTCGTCGTACAGGGCGAATGCTTCACATTCGCCGCCACAGTCGGCGTAGACGGCGTCCCACGGACACCCGTCGGTGACGGGATCGGTGGGCAGTGCCGCGAGTTCGACGTCCGCCATGCCGAACCCCTATTAGGCCGGTACCGCGGCGGCTTCGATCGCGGACAGTTTGTCGGCCTTGGTGCTCGCGCCGCCCAGGTCGATGCTGTGCGCGGCCGCGTACCGGTCGATCTGGGCGTTCGTCCAGGAGTCGCCCGGCGTCCCCGTGGGGTAGTCCTGCGTGCTGGCCTGCATGGTCTCCACGCCACCGGCAGGAACGGCGACCGGGTCGCAGGACTCGGGCGGCGGAGCCAGTGCCGTGTCGATCATCAGCAGGTGGTCGTAGGCGTCCACGCCCGGGTTCAGCGGTCCGGCCACACCGAGGTCGTCCTTGACGACGTCGTACGGGCCGACACTCCAGGCGTTGCCGCCCTTGGTGTACGCGCCGGTCATCGAGAAGTCGATGGCGTCCTCGCCGGTGATTTCGATGTCGCCGAGCACACCCGCGCTCACCAGCGGGAGCAGGATGTAGCCGGACGCCTCGTCGGCGCCGGGCTCGCAAGAACCGCCGGACAAGCCGGTCCACAGTTCCAGCGCGAAGAACTTGTTGATTTCACCCTCCGGCACGGTGAAACCGATGGTGTCGCCGGTGGGGGTGCCGCCCTGCACGTACGGGGTCGCGTTGGTGGTCATGCCGAGCAGGGCCGGGTTGACGCCACAGAAGTGCAGTTCCACGGTGAACCGCTTGAACGAGTTCGCCCGCTTCTCGTTGACACACAGCGCACCGGACGCCTTGCGGACGATGATTTCCGAGCCATCTTCGACCTCGCTGGAGAGGGTGATGGACACGAACCCGTCGGTGGCGACGTACTCGGCGTCAGTGGCGATGACTCCACAGGAGTTCGTCGGCGTGACGCGGAGCCGCTTGCCCAGGAGCGGGATGATGCAGTGATTGGCCATGTCAGGCTCCTCCGGTGAGGGTTGTCCGGTCCTTGCCCGCGGCCTCGCGGTTCAGGACGTATTCGGACTGGTCAGGGTGCTCGTCGAGGTAGGCCCTAACCTCGGTTACGGTGTGGTCGGCGGGGTTGTACCCCTCGTCGGCGGCGGGCTCGGACTCTGCGGCCTGCGCGTCCGCCGCCGACGCGGCTTCGAGGGTGACGGTGACCTTCGCGGACCGGTCCTCGCCGACGCCGACGACGATGCCTTCGGGGCTGACTTCGAGCGGGGTGGAGCCGGTGAACTCGAACCCACCGTCCGAACCGGCGGTAACCGTATCGACAGCGGTGTTGCCGTTGTCGTTCGAGTCCACGTACAGGTCGACGCTGGCGCCGGACTCCGCGCCGGTGCCGCGGATGATCACCAGCGGGTCGACGACAGCGCCGTCGGTCGGCTCGGTGATCGTCAGGCTGTTGCCCGGCGCGGGCGGCAGGACGCTCCCCATCCCCGGCACGTAGCCGGTGCCATCCCAAACTGGTGTGCTCATCACGGCACCGCCGTAACGTTCGCTCGGAACACTTCGCACGGGTCGAAACCGATCAGCATGGTGCGCTCCGCGATCGCGTTCATCCAGTTGTAGGCGCGGTCCAACAGGTCCCCGGGACGGCCGGAGGAGTTGAACACTTCGCCGCGGTACCCGAACAGGGGCGCCGTGCCCACGACCACCCCGTCCGGGTACCCGGCACCTACGACGACGGGGGTTCCCATCGCCCGGGTGTACTGGCGCCCGCCACGCGGGTCCAGGTACTTCGCCAGTCGCGTCGCCATCGCCGGGGCCATGTGAATGACGCCCTGGCCGATGTTGTAGGCGACGGCCTGTTCGATCTTCGCGAGGGCTTCCACCGGGTCGTCGAACGACCCCACCACGGTGGGCGGGTCGTAGCCGTTGGCGCCGGAGAAGTTGGGGATGTTGCCGAGGTCGCCGGTCCACAGCGCCTGTTCGGCGCGGGTCTCCTCGCCGGTGAGCAGGGATGCCTCCGCCCAGCCCTGCGCGTCATCGAGGCTGTTGCCGATGGACAGGCACCGGTACAGCCCGAACAGCACGAACGGGGTGGCCTCACCGAGCGCCGGTCCCCCGGCGGCTTCGATGGGCTTGGGCAGGCCCGGAATCTCGTCGGCGACGTCGTCGAGACACGCCGCGCCACTGCGGCCGAGGACCGGCTGACAGGGCAGGGACGACCAGGTGACCCCCGCCTCCCAGCGGTCGCCGGTGCGCCAGCCGAACACCGACCCCAGCCCGTACTGGCGTGCAGTACGGGCGGGGGCGGTGACCGGTGCGATCGGTGTGACAAAGGTCGGCATGTTCGGCTAACCCCCGTTACGGCGTGGCCGGGGTTGCGCCGAGGTCGCAATCGAGGAGCACGCCTGCATGGGTGGAGCCGTCGGAGCAGACCGGCACGGTGACCACGCGGGACTCATAGCAACGCTGGGCGATCAGCGACGCCTCCTCCGTGAACAGGGCGGTGAACTTGTTCATGCCCAGCAGGGTGGAGTCGTAGATGTTGTCCATCGTGATGATGTCGTCGACGCCGCGGACCCAGGTGCCCGCCGGGTACATCAGGAACTGGACCGTTGCGGGCCAGGTCTTGAATGCGGCGACGCCGACGGTGTCCAGCGCCTGCCAGTCGTAGACGAACTGGGGGGAGATGCCGCGGGAGCGGAACCAGGCATCCACCTGCGCGTCGGTGATGTTCAGGTCGTCCTGGCCGGAGCCCAGACGCACCGAGAGGTCCTGACGGACTGCACCGCGAATCCAGTACGGGAACACCGCCTCCATCACCTGACCGCGGGAGAGGCGGCCGGTGTAGCGGATGTGCTCCGCCTGGAGTTCGATCGCCGCGAGGAGCGGGGCGATGGTGCCGACGGTGTCGGCGGCCATCGTGACCGCGGTGGAACCGGCCACCAACTGTGCGATGTCGGACGCGGACATCCGGTGGTCGTGGGCGATGAGGCCCTGTTCCAGCCACCAGGCGAGGGCTTCGGGATAGCCGCGCTGTTGGATGATGTCGCCGGTGATGCACAGGCCGTTGCCTTCCAGCCGGGCCTCCACCCAGGTGGGGCAGGGGACCTCGAAACACGGCTTGGGGCCTGCGACGTTCGGCGATCCGGGTGCGGCACCGGGGGTGTAGTTCCCGGCGATCGCGTCGTCCTCGGTGAAGTGGAACCCGACGATGTCGCTGTACACGTCGGCGAACGACGGGGTCTGCGGCCAGCGGATGCCGCCGCGGCTGATCCCGATTTCGGGGAGCGACAGGAGCCCGTCGCGAGATGCGCCGGAGCAGAGGTCGTACAGCACCTCGGACGGGGCACACCAGCCTGCGGCCTGGAGAGACCCGCCGGGCAGGCGGGAGATGTCGGTGGCGCGCTTCATGGCGTCGTCGGCGTTCTCACCGTTGACGATGAGGTCGGCGGGGATCGGCCGCTTGAACGCCATCAGGCTGAACTGTTCGCGCATGTGCTGGCCGCGAGCCTGCGCCGCCTCGTAGGCGGACTTGTTGAACCCGGCGAGACGCTTGTCCAGCATCACTCCGGCGTCGCCCCAGTCGACGGACTGGTTGGCGGAGTAGCCGCCGAGGTCCGTGGTGGCGTAGGCGACGTCTTTCATCGTCTTGCCGTCGGTGAGTGTCACCTTGGGCTTCGGCCGACGCGACGTCGGGACCCTCGCCTGGGTGCGGCCAGCGGCCGTGACAACTTCTGCGGCATCGGCACTGGGGACCACGTCGGGGTTCTCCTCATCGGGCTCGGTGTCCTCGGAGTCCTCGTCGTCGTCGTCCTCGTCGGACTCCTCCTCGTCGGGCTCATCGGACTCGGTGGTGGCTGACATTGCCCGGACCTGCTCGGCCAGGGCGGTGGCCTCGTCGCGACGGCCGGTGGCGGCCTCGGTCCGCGTGTGCACCTCAGCGGCGAGGGTGCGGATTGTCTCGGTGAGGTCGTTGAGAACGGTGAGGGTGTCATCGCTGATCGCGGACCCGTCGCCGTACGTGGCGTCGAACTGTTCCGACGCCCGGCTGTGCAGGGCCGTCAGTTCGTCATCGGTGAGAGTGGACAGATCGTTGGGAAGGACGATCTTGTCGTCACCCTTGTTGCTGGGCATCTGGGGCCTCCAAAGTGAAAACGGTCGTTTCCACCGAGGCCCTACCTAAGACCCCCACAGGGGCGCACATGCCGGTTGCTCAGGAGCGTACACCCAATAGGGGCTAGCCCAATAGTGCCGGGGGCTGATCGAACGGATGCCGGTTCTCGTAGTGCAACGCCATCGCCGTCCTAACCGGGGTAAAGGGGTGCTCGGAGCGCACCGCCCAGTTGCACAGCGGGCATCGCACCAGCCCCAGCCCCCGGACCGCCGGGGTGGGTTCGGTATTACTCACCCCAGTTAGCGCCGGTTGGCTCGGGCGGCGGCCGCGTCGCGCTCCAGCGCCGACCCGAACGTCTCACCGTTGGAGAGCGCGAATGTCTGCGCCTGCCCCGTGGTGCGGACCTTCTCCGGTCCGATCCGTGAGACCGACGGGTTCGCGGCCCGCGCTTCAGCGACAGCCTTCGCTCGGTCGGCGGCGTCGCGTGCCGCCTGCGATCCGGTCGGTGGGGTTGCCTTCTGCCCACATGAACATGCCATCGGTTCAGCCTCTCCGTTGCGTGGCGAATACGTCGACGCGGGCGCGGAGCACCTGGAGCCGCAGGGCCTTCGCCTCGTCGACGCGGTTGCGTTGCACCAGCCGGTGCAGGTAGTCCACATCCGCCGAGGACAACTGCGCCTCCTGCGCGGCGGTGGGTTCACGGGGCACCATGCCGGATGCCACCAGCGAGTAGAGCCGGTCGCCGCCGGATGCGACCATCCCGGCGGTGCGGGGAATCGGGAACCCGGGCACGTTGACCGCCAGCGCGGCGATGAGTTCCAGCGATCCCCCACGTTCCCGCCAGTCGCCGGACAGCGGCGAGGCACGCAGGGCGCGCTTCTGCGCGTCGGTGACGTGCGGCCGCAGGGCGCCGGAGACCCAGATGCCCCACATGTCTTCCCCGGCGCGGACGTCGGCGACCGCGGTGCCGGTGTTGTCGTAGTGGGACGCGGCCGCGGTGGCGGACAGTTTCTGCCCGGCGTGGCCGGTGTCCATGGTGATCTTGCCGGTGGCGATCAGGGTCTCCTCGTAGGTCTCCACGGTGCCGGTGTGGAAGTCGGAGTAATCCCTATTCGAGTGGGGGGCGACGATGCAGATGCCGGGACCGGCCGGGCTGGCGACGTGGCAGACATCCCAGGTGGCCAGGTGCCCGTAGACGCGGCCGTCCTTGTCGATGGTGAGCGGGGTGGGTTCTGCTAACCCTGGATCGGTGAACCACTCCTCCGGTGGCGCGATGGGTGCCGCCGCCGCGGTCACGGCCGGGGAGCGTGTAGCCGCGGCGACGACGTCTGGGTCCACGGGGATGTCGGCGGTCTCGCCGGTCTCCCGTGTTTCGACGTCCTCCGGGTCACCCCAGGGCAGGGACGCGAAACGCTTCAGTTTGGCGGCGACCTCCGCCGCCTTGGCGGCCATCTCCGGGTCGGAGTCCTTCAGCGCGATCGCGGCGGCCGCGAACGCGTCTCCGGCTTCGTCGGTGGCGGCCAGGTACTCCGGCGACAGGAACTCCATCTGGTCGACGGCTTCCAGCATCGCCACGGCCTCGTCGAACAGCGCCTGGCCATCCCCGCCGGTGGAACCATCCTCGGCGGGGATGTCACCGTCAGCGGCGGTGAGGGTGTCGATGTTCGCGATCTTGGCGCGGGCGAACGCGGGGACGGCGACGATGGTGGCGGAGCGGATGCGGCCGTCGGTGGTGACGGTCAGTTCGTCCTGCGGGGTCATCTTCGCGACGACCACGCGGCCGTCTTCGGTGGTCTCCTGCGCGAGCACCACGACGTCGTCGGTGGGGTCGGTGTCGTCGAGGAGTTCCTGCGCGACCCGCAGTTCCCAGGTGACGTCGTCGAGGTCCATCGAGACGCCGTCCATCATCCCGGTGCCGACCAGGCGGGATGCTTCGGCCGCGGTCTCTGAGGAGTCCCACGGGCCGGTGGCCCAGATCACTCCCCCGGGCCGTCGTTCGATGCGGTCGATGTTGCCGACGACGACGGCGCCGTCGTGGGCGCCGACGTCGCTGGAGACGAATCGGAGCGGGGTGGTGGTGGTGAGGTCCCAGCGCAACGCGCTGTCGTTGATGAACCGGCCATCGCCGGTGGCTTCGCCTTCGATGCCGATGATCCCGGCCCAGCGGCCTGGCGTCGACGTGGTCGGGGGTGCCTGCTCGGCGACGGGCGTGCTCATGCCCGCCAAGATACGCCGACTATAGGGGTAACCGCTATAGACGACTGTGGGGGTTACCCCTATCTCAGGTTAGGACTTACCCCGGTTCGGCTGATTCAGCCTCAGGTTCCAGCGGCGGCTCATCCCGGCCGGTCTCAGGATCGTTGGACTCCTCCTGGTGGGCGTAGGCGGGATACCCGTACCCCTGCTCCACGTACTCCTCGGTCGTCATCCCCTCGGGCACCTTCGGGAACTTGAACTCAAACTTGGACATCATCCTGGTTCACTCTCCTCCCCCTCCTCGTATCCGAGTTGCACGTACTCCTCGGGTGACACGCCCTCAACCATCGGGAACCTCAGCACGAACTTACCCATCTCTGGTCCTTTCCTCAGTTCAATTCTACCATGGAACCGAACCGGGGTTAGCCATACCTTACTTGATGGTGTCGGCGCCGGGCGGCATCGAGAACCCCAGCGTGCCCATGTAGTCGCGCATCTGCTGTTCGTATCCCTCCCACTCGGCGGAGCCCTTCGGCACCAGTTTCTGCATGTCGTACACGCTGTGCATCTCCGGCGAGAACTTCGCCGCCAGCGAGCCCGGCGTGTGGAACTGCAACTCCACCTTGAACCCCTCCGGGCTGATCATCTGGCCGTGCACACCCTTGTACGCCAGGTTCGCCTCCGGCCCTTGATAGAACGACTTGATGTCCACCTGGTAGCCCTGCTCACGGAGACGGTCGATCGCGGTCTGCGTGCCGGACGCATAGTCGCCCGTGTCGAAGATCGCGGTGTACCGCACCGAGTCCTTGATGTTGTCGGTGGCCACCTGCGACTCGAACGGCTTGCCCTCGTCGACGTTGCCGCGAATCTTCTTCGCGATCGAGGACTGGTTCTTGATCCGGTACTCCAGGCCGCCCAGTTCCCCGCCGGACCCGGCCATCGCCGCCCGCATGTCGTCGGTCAGTTTCGGCTCCGCCAGGATCGCCTGGGTGTGGATGTCGTTCGCCCTCTCGACGACGTCGGCACCGTACGGGCGGCCCTTCGGGTCGACGGCATTCGGGTCCAGGTCCTTGTGCGACATCCCGGCGTCGTTGCGGATGTCGGGGACGCCCTCGTCGTCGCCGGTGGAGGTGGGTTCGGTCTCGACGTACACGCCCTCGGCGGTGCGCGGCACCCGCGGCCCGACGTGCTCCACCAGCGAGCCGCCCGCCTGTCCCTCGTCGCGATCGCCGACGCCGCGGTCCAGCATCCAGTTCTTCACGTCGGACAGCACCCCGCGGACGGCGTCGATCCACTGCCCGCCGATCGGCGTGCCTTTAGGGGCGCGAGCCTGCGACGGGCTGGCGTTCCCCGCGGCCGCTACTAACCCCTGTTCGGCGACGTAGCCGACGACCTCGAACACCGGCGGGTCCGCGAACCGCGACTTAGCCGGATCGGTCTGCACTGGTGTACTCATGGCGTGTTCTCCGATCGCCTTGCCTTGCGCTTCTGCCTTGCGGTGCGCCTCCGCACAGTCATCCCCATCGCACGGGTAGCAATGGCCCTTTGGGCCGTAGGAGCGGCCCGGCCGCCCGTCCTCGGTGGTGCAGTCCTGGACCGGCATCAGGTCTCCTCGATGCTGGCCGGGTCGACGTCGTAGCCGCCCACGATGTGCTTCAGGTAGCCGTCGACCGGCACCACTTCCAGCGGTCCCTCGATCCACTCCGGGACGCCCTCCAGGCTGGGCGCGTCGTCCGGGCCGGTGCCGTTGAACGCCGCCTCGTCGAACTCGTCCGAATCGGGGTTAGCGTCCCAGCCGGATGGGCGGCCGCGGACCTGCGTGCCGGGGGTGACGGCGGGCTCATCGCCGAGCGGGAGCGCGGCCCAGGTGGCGGCCATCTCCTCGAAGTCGGTGTCGGACCGGGCGCGGTTGCAGTCGTAGTCCATCGGGATCAGGTTCTTCGGCACGTACCGGCCGTTGTCGGCGCCGGGGATGATCCGGTCCATGGAGACGGTGGTGATGTCCAGCACGCGGCCGCAGTTCAGGCACGGGCAGGTCTCGCCGTCACCGAACTCGGTGAGCAGGTCCTGCCGGAGTTTCTTGCGACGGACCGAACCGGGCCGGTCATCCCCGCCCTGCCGCTTGGACTTGGCGTGCCGCTCGTGCGCGATCTTCCGGTCCGCGTCGGTGGGTTCTGGTAGCGCGGCTTCCTTCCGCTTCGCGACCGAACGGGCGTTAGCCAAAGCCTTCGGGTCGGCGAACCCTCGCACCAGGTTCTCCCGCACCCCGATGCCCTGGATCAGCCCCTTCGGTGTCTCGATCCACTCGCCCCCGATGGGGGTGCCTTTCGGGGCGCGGGCCTGCGAGGGTGCGGCCGCGGCGACGACGGCACCGGCGATCACCGCGGGCCAGGCGCCCATCACCTCCCGGTCGTAGTGCTCCTGCTCCACATGCCCGGACTTGGTGACGATCTGCACCGAGTCGTTGTACGTCATCGGCCACGGCGGAATCACCGGCACCACGATGTACCGGTCGGGTCCCTCGATGCCGTGCGGTTCGGTGGCATAGCCGGTGGTCCGGGTGAACACCTCGCGGGCCTGGTCGAATGTCAGCATCACCAGTCCCCCAACTGGTCGGCGTACTTCACACCGAACTCCTTGGTGGCCATCACCCACGGCGGCTTGCCGCGGCCGTCGTCCCAGTTCATCGCCGAACCCGGGTTCAGGTTGTCGACACGGAGCACGTTGATCTTGCTGATGCCCCAGTGACTGGGGTGCATCTCGTCCTTGTTCTGCGGGTCCCACTCGAACACCGAGCCGTCGGCGAGGACTTCCGCGTTCCAGGCGTGCCCCGACCCGGTCACCGGGTCGTAGCCGATCACGATGAACCGGTTGCCGGGCTGGCCGTCCAGACCCCACACGGCTTCCTTCGTGGTGCCGCGAGGGAGCATCGAGAAGGTGCCGTACTGGCCGTTCTCGTTCTCCCACATCGCTTCCATGTTGTTGATGGAACCGTCGACACCCGTCGCCGGGGGTGCGACGACGTCGTAGCCGCGGGCGCGCATCTCGAACGCGGTCGCGGTGCGCTGGCAGTTCACGTCTCCGCCGACCATGGCGGAGCCGGGGTTCACCTCGTCGAACGCCTGCGCGGTCTCCAGGTAGGACCGTGGCGGGTTGATCGGCGGACCGTACGCGGCGGCCGGGTCGAATCCCCCACCGGTGTCGTCGGGGAGTTCGTCCAGGTCGACCTCGCCGAGCCCGACCAGTTCGTCCTCCTCCAGCACCGGGGCGGGGCCGGTGAGCCCCTGGAGCAGGCCGCCGGGGGTGTCGATCCACTCGCCCCCGATGGGGGTGCCTTTCGGGGCGCGGGCCTGGGTGGGCGACGCGGCCGCCGCCAAACTGGGGTTAGCAGGATAGGAGATGACGGCCTCGTAGATCGGGTCGCCCCACGGGTCTTCGCCGATGCTGGTGATCGCCAGTGGGGTGTCGCGGCCTAGCAGGACCTCGTACTCGCCGGGGTTGTGGCTGTGCGGCTCCGCCCACAGGATCGGGTGGCCCTTGGGCACGGCGATCCGCATGAGGGTGTCGCTGGACGCTCCGGCGCCGCGGGAGTCGATCGAGGTGGACAGGTACGCCTTGTCGGCGAGCACCTTGCCGACCAGGTCCTGCGGGTTGCCCTCGTCCTCGAACGGGTTCGACGGGTGCGGCAGGGACTTCCGCGGCATCGCCCGATACACGTACATGTCGTACGGTGCGGTGCCCTGCGCGATCGCCGCATCCAGGTTCGCGATCTTCTCCTCGTCGCCGGGGTCGCGTGCCCCGGCCCGCAGGTTCGTGTTCAGGTTCATCGCACCGGTCGCGGTGTAGAACCGGATGTCCTGGTCGGTGTCCTCGATGGCGGGCTGGGTGGCGGCGAGCCGGGCGGCCTCGTCGTCGATCATCTTCTTGCGCTCCATCGGCTCCAGCATCCGCATCGGGATTTCCACCGCCGGGTCCACCACGGGCACGTCGTACGCCTGATCGGGGGTCTCCGGCGATTCACCGGACCAGCCGAGCGTGTTCAGGATCGCGCTGGGCGTGTCGATCCACTGGCCGCCGATCGGTGTGCCCTTCGGCGCCCTGGCCTGCGCCGGTGCGGCCGCCGCCGTCATCGAACTGGGGTTAGCCACAACGGCGTCGACGACGTTGCGTTGCATCTTCTCGTCGAAGTGCCAGCCGACGATCGCGAGCGGGGTGCCGTGTGGCAGGACCACCTCCATCTCGCCGGAGACGGTCGCCATGCTCCCGGGCCACACCACCGGGGTGCCCTTCGGGACGGTGATGTGCAGGATCGGCTTCGACGCACCGATGCCGCCACCGAACGGGGTGGTCGCGAACGGGTTCAGCGATGTCGACATGTAGCCCTTGTCGGCGATCACCGAGCCGACCAGGCCGTCCAGGTTGTCGGTGTCGAGGGCGTTGCCGAGCCCGCGATACACCGGGGTGTCGCCGGGGATCGGGGTGAACGTGGTGTCGAAGATGGCGATGTCGGACTGCACCCGCTCCGGTGTCGAACCCGGGTAAGCCGGATTCAGTTTCCCGTCGCGGAGCCAGGTGTTCATCGGCACGTTCTCCTGGCCGGTGTAGTTGCCGATCGCGCTGACCTGCTCTGGGGTGTAGTCCGCCGCGGTGGGCATGTGGGAGTTCATCGCCCCCTGGAGCATCCACGGGTCCCACGGCGGCGGGCTGGTCACCGGCACGGTGTACGCCTGATCCGGGGTGTCGGGCGACTCCCCCGCCCAGCCGAGGTCGTGCAGGAGCGCGTTCGGGGTGTCGATCCACTGGCCGCCGATCGGTGTGCCCTGCGGCGCCCTGGCCTGCGTCGGGGCGAAAGTCGAACTGGGGTTACTCCCAGTTTCATCGCGTAGGCTGTCGGGATGACCAGCGTCTGGACGGAGCAGGATCGCCAGGACTTCATGCAGAGGTTCCTGGGTCCCGACGCGACCCCTGAGCAGATCGCTGAGGCGCGGCGTGTCGAATGGGACGATGAGTCCATCGACATGGCGCTGTACAGCGGCGGTTAGCGCCTGCCCGTCCTCGTACGACTCCACCAGTTGCCCCTGCCCCGGTGTGTAGGTTCCCCACCAGGTGTCCGGGTTGAACTTCATGAACACGACGTCGGGGCGGCCGCCGTTGAACTTCGCGAACTGGTCGTAGTCCCAACCGTCGGGCGCGTAGTCGTCGTCCCAGTGCACCCGGCCGACGACTTCCATCCCGGCCTGCGCGTACAACTTCGGCAGGACCGTGTCGAACGCGTCGGCGCGGGTGCCTCCGGCGGCCTGCGCGGTCGCCATCGCGTGCTGGACGAATCCCTTGTTGTCGGGGTTGGTGCCGGTGTTGAACCCGCTGACGATGTCGGTGCCGTGCAGGGCGATCCCGGCGGTGCCGTCGGCGGTGAGCCACAGGTCCATGTCCTGGTAGTCGTCGAGGTCGTAGACGTACACGCTGGCGCCGTACGGGTTGGCGTCCTTCGCGGCCTGGATGGCGTTCTGGAACGCCTGCGCCGATTCCGGGTCGCCCTTGGCGTGGTACAGCGGCGGGGTGGTGTAGCCGCGGTCGACGATCTGCGCCTCACGGCCGTGTGGGGCGGCCGGTGTGCCCTGGTACACGCTCCCGCCGATTTCGACGCTCAGATCGGCTCCTGGCGCCGCTGACGGGCTGATGCTGTCGAGCATCCCCCCCGGGGTGTCGATCCACTGTCCCCCGATGGGGGTGCCCTTCGGGGCGCGAGCCTGGTTCGGTGCGGACGCGGTGAGGCCCGCCGAGCCGCTGGGGAACGACCCGACGGGCGAGTGGGAAGCCGCGGCTTCCAACCACTCGCGAGGTATGTAGCGCTGGACGAACCGGCGCTCGGGCGGGTCCACCAGCGTGAGCACGCACCGGCAGTTGACGGTCTCCTCGGTCGGCGCGGCCGGGTCCCCAGGATACTCCATAGGGGTACCACCGATTCGGAACCACTCGTCGTGGGCGACGGTCTGACCCTGCGCGGCGCGGTGCGAGTCCCGCACCCGATGGTCGCCCATCGTCACCCATCGCAGGTCCTGCCCGGTGGCCTGCGCCTCGTACCGTGCCATCCGGCCGGACAGTGATGTCGACACGGTGCGGCCCAGCGTCGACAGCCGGGTGCGGTAGGTGTTGCCGTACTCGGCGAACGGCGTATCTGGGGTTAGCAGAGACGGATGCTCGGGCACCCGGTACGGCGGGGGTTGCGGGATCAGCGCCGGAACCAGTTCCCTAACTCGGGTTACCTCCAGCATCCGCTGAGGGATCGGCGCGTACACTCCCCGGTCCAGGCTCACCGCGGTCTGCAACAGCCGCTTGGTGGACGCCTCCCCCATCTCCCGGGCGATGGCGTACTGGTGCACTTCCTTCAGCACGTCGACGGCGTCGGCCAGCGCCTGGAAGTCGTCGAAGTATTCGCCGACGACGTCCTGCAACTCGTCCGGCACCGCGGCGAGCACCGACTGCCGCATCAGCGCGTCGCGGATGTCGGGCTCCAGGTCCCGCATCACCGCGTTGATCGCCAGCCGGGACCAGTTCTCGAACGCGGCCAACAGCGCCCCCGACAGCCGCAGTTCGAGCAGTTCGCGGGCGAAGATGGATTTAGCCGCCGACGTCGCCATCAGCCGCCTCCACCACGTCGTCGTCGAGCCGGGCGGCGACGTCGCGGATCACGTCCGGGCAGAAGAAACTCAGGTCCACACCGCCTCCCGGATGGGCAGGCCCAGCCGGGTGTCGAACCGGTAGGCGAGGTGTTCGATGGCGTGTGGGGTTCCGGTGATGGCGAGGTCGTGGACGTACTCGTCGAGGGTGCAGACGACGGCCTCGGCCTTGATGTCACAGCACCCGTGCAGGGAGACCACCGGCGGCACCACATCCCAGGCGCCGCGGAGGGCCTTGTCGACCATGACGTCGGTGGGCGTCCAGATGGTGTGGGCGACGGTGAACGGGTAGCGGCCGCGGTGCAGGACCACGATGCGATCGCGGCCGCCGCGGCAGATGTACCGGCCCAGCGCCTCCAGCGCTTTCAGGGTGAGCACGTCGCAGACGGCGAGGAGTGTGGTGGTGCGTTCCGCGGGGGCGAGCGACATCGCCCCGCACACGGGGCACGGGCTGGGCAGTTCCATCACACCCCCACTAATAGGGGTTCGGCTGAGGCGGCGATCGCGGGGGCGTCGTCCTGACTCGTCGACGGGATGGCACCGACAGACGGTGACGACGGTACGGGTGTCGTCTCGCCTGCCGGTGGCGGTGGCGGTGATGGTGCGACCGGTGCCGCCTCGTCGGCGTACTTGCCGCTCATCACCATGTACACCTGGTTGGCGAGGGCGGGCAGGCCCGGGTTGATCACCAGTTGCGGGTCGGCGACGGCGAGGTCCAGGGCGCGGGCTCCGGCGGCCTGCCGCAGTTCCTGCTCGGTGGACTCCTCGGCGTTGGCCTGCTCCTCGATGGGGGCGTCGTCCTCGTCGAACCCGTTCGCCTCCCGCAGGGCCTTGGCGGAGATGACTCCGGCGGCGTACAGTTCCTGCGCGTCGGATGCCTCGTTGGGCCGCAGGATCATCTCGGAGACGTCGTACCAGATGACGTACTTCTCGGCCTCCTCCTGGTCCATGCCCATGTCCCGCAGGACGGGGTGCAGGTACTGCGAGGTGAGCGCATCGCAGACCAGCGCGAGGGGCGGTTCGACGTGCGTGTTGATGACGTCTGACCTTACGAGCCAGGCCCCCCAGTGGTTCATTCCGCCGGTGCCGAGCAGGATTTCCGGGGGTGCGTCCTCGCCGAGCGCCACCCGGCGGATCGCTTCCGAACGCAGGTTAGCCATCTCGCCGTCCAGCGGTGTCGCGAACGACATCCAGCGGAACTTGTCGATCGACTCATCCGGGACGGTGACCGCCATCGGCGACAGCGCGGCCGGTGAGGAGCGGTCCTTGATCGCCACCGACATCGTCTCCAGGAGCGAGTCGGTGAACGGGTCCGCGTTGGGGTCGTCCGGGTCCATCCCCAGGTCGGCCTTCATGGCGCGAGCGGCGGTCACCGGGACGAACAGGATTCCGGCACCGGCCAGCCGAGAGTCGATCTGCGCTCCGGCGTGCATCGTGTAGCCGACCAGTTCCCGCAGGACCGGCAGGGACGACCGCACCGGACAGTCCGACTGAGACGCGTCAGCGGGGTGCGGCCGCCACACCCGGATCATGTAGACGTCGTCGGCGGAGGTCTCCACCGATCCCTCCGGGAGGGTGAATGTGACGGTGCCGTCGTCCTTGGTCTTCACCTCGCGGGCGGACAGCGCCCGCCAGTCGAGGGCGTCCAGCGACATCCCGTCGACGGAGGTCTCGAACTGGTCCCAGTCCTCGTCGCCGCGGGCTTGCGCGACGACACCGGTGGGGAACCCGACGATCCAGCCGTCGCCGACCATGTACAGGTTGATGCCGAGCCGGACGATGATCTGTTGCCGCCCGGCGGGGGTGTCGCCGAACGCCTCCAGGATGCCGGGGATGGTCTCGTCGTCGTCCTCGTCGAGGGGGATCGGGTCGCCGGTGAGGTCGGCGGGGTTGAGTTTGCCGACGTACAGCCGGGCCTGCCCCATCCGGTTGGCGAGGGTGGTGGCGAGGAACCGCTGTTCGCCGACCAGGTCGTACATCTCCCAGGCGTCGTCTTCCCACGCTTCGGAGTTGCGGTTGTAGCCGCGGGTGCGGGAGCGGTCCTTGATCTTGCGGGCGGTGAGCCGGGTGGCGGACGCGATCAGTGAGGCGCCGGGTGAGGGTTTGATCGGCACCGGCATCGGTGGTGCGGGGGTGATCGCACCGATGTGGGGCAGGTCAGACGGGCGCGGGCCGGTTTCGAGGGGGATGTAGTTGCGACCGTCCATGGGTCACAGTGTCCACCAACTATAGGGGTTACCGCTATAGAGACGTTCGGTTATCCCCAGTTAGGACAGGGTGCCGGTCCACTTCCCGACGGCGTTCGATGCGGCGTTCAGCGCCAGCACGCCGAGCCCGAACCGCAGTAGCGGACGCGCCCACCCGAACACCGTCGTCCGAGTGAGCACGTCCGCCGTGAGGACCAGCCCTCCCAGCCAGAACCCCACGCACCAGCGGCAGTCGATCCCTGAGGCCAGTTTCGATCGCCACCCCAGATCGGGGTCGGGCTCCACCCACGAGTCCTCGCGTGCGTCGTGCCGGTTCGCCCACCCGCGCACCGGCCCGACGAACCACCAGTAGCCCAGACTGTCCTCGGTCACCAGCCGCGTCAGCCGGGCGGTGCCCAGGACGATCAGGGCGGCGTCGACAGCGCGTATCCCAGGCATGGGTCCACGACTCCAGTGTTGAACGGCTCCCACGACTGGCAGGTGCGACGCACCGCCGTATGCCCGTCACCGAGGGTGCAGGCGAGCCGGATCGCCTCGTCGCGGCTCAGGTCGACGGGAGAGTAGACCAGTTCGTCCTCGTCGATGACGCCGTACTCGAACCGGGTCATGGGCCGACGATCCTCAGGTGCCGCGGGCCGTCCGGGTCGGGGTCGTCACTGCGGATGTGCAGGGTGGGGTTGTCGAGGCGGAGAACCAGATTCAGGCCCAGCGTTTGCAGGGTGGCGATCGGCTCCCCGGAATACTCCGGGTCCAGTTGGATGTGCAGAGGGCCGCCATCAGGGCGGCCCTCAATCGTGTATTCGTGTAGCACGCCGTCGATGTCCAGAGACACCTCGATGTGCACCCAGGTGGTGCGGCCGGAGTCTTCGCGGCCCGGATCGGGGAGGGACATGCACACCAGGCTAGTCGGGGTTAGTCCAGTTTAGTCAACCCGGTTTCTCAGAGAAACGTTTTCGGTCCGCCGTCATGGCGGACCGAAAAGTCCGGTTAGGGATGGTCGCTAGCCAGGGCTAGCAACTCCGTTCTCAGAGCCTCCCGGCACAGATCGGGCCGATTCCCTGGGCGACGCTGGTCGGGTCGGTGAGGAGCCTGCCGCAGATCACGCAGATGCCGGTGGCCCGGCCCAGTTCGGCCGCCTGCTCCAGCGTGAGCCGCGCGGCACCGGCGAGGACCCGCATCGCACCCGGCGCGTACTCGTACCCGGCCCGGCCGAACTTCTTCGCGTACAGGTTGCCGGAGCCCTTCGCCTTGACGACCTTGTAGACCTCGTCGAGCAGGAAGTAGTAGCCCTCGCCCACGGCGTTGCCGTCATCGTGAGCAAGGGAAGTCTGGGGCTTGCGGGGGAGGGCCATCAGCGCGTCGATCGCGGCGGACGCGGCCTGCTTGGTGAGCACGCCGTCCAGGGAGTCCTCGATGGCGAGGGCCAGTTCGGCGATCATCGCCAGGTTCTTCTCGGCGAGCAGTCGCTTCACGAACGCGACCTGCTTGTCCGTCGCGATCTGCGAGGCGGGGAGGGCGGGCCGTCCGCCGTTCTTGTAGTCGATGGCACTCATGGGATTCCTGTTCTCTAACCGGGCTTACACCTACAGTCTACAGGACTAACCTGAGTTATCCTAATCGGGGTTAGGAGCCTCGAAGTGCCCGGCGCCATCCCAGCGGACCTCGCCGTCGGAGTGCCACAGCGGCCCGGCCGGGTCGTGCACCGTGCAGGTGTACGTGCGGCCCTGGATCGTGGTCCAGGTCGCGCCGCATCCGGTGTTCTGAGCGGCCAGGGCCTCCTCAATCTCACGTTGGATACGGCGTTGCGCGGCACGCAGGTGACGGTGGCCGCGGGCGGTCGCCTGGGCGCGGGTGGGGTACGACCCGCCCTTCTCTCCATGCTTGCCGCAGTCGCAGTACCAGACCGATCCGCCGACCTCGTCGGCGACGTCGATCCCGTGCTCGGCGCGGAGCCGGTACAGCGACGCCTCGTAGACGGTGAAGTTCCAGTTGCGCTCGGTCATGACGCGGCCATCCCGGCGCGGACCGCGTGCACGGCCTGGTCGAACCGGCCGGGGAAGGCGCCGGGGTCCATGTCCCACTGCGCGAACAGTCGGCGGGCGATCGCGTCGGCGTCCCCCGGGGCCGCGGAGGACGGATGCCGTGCCGAGCCCGGGGCGGTGGTCAGGTCGACCCCGTTGGGCAGGACGGTGGCGGCCTGCTCCTGGGCGGTGATCAGGCTGTCCAGCGCGGACACCCGCTCGGCGAGAGCGCCGCGGTAGATCGAGAGGTAGTCGCGCACCTCGGGGCGTTCGGCGAGGGGGATCAGGGTGGGCATGTCGGCGGCCGTGTCGATCGCCTTGGCGAGGTTCAGGGCGGCGGTGGTGACGTGCTGGTCGGACTGTCGGAGCCAGTCGAGGGCGTTATCGAGGCGGGTCATGATGTTTCCTCTCGGCGGCGGAGCCAGGGTGAACGGGCGAGGTGCTGGCCGCAGTAGTCCTGCCCCTTGGCGGGGCGGCGGCCGCAGTAGTAGCGCTGGTGAAGCATCACACCGGACTCACCGGTGACCTTCATCCGGCAGGTCGGCGGGGGCGTCCACTCGCCGGTCATGACTGGTCCGCCACGAACGCGAAGTAGTACCGCGGGCTGGAGCAGAACTGGAGCGAGCCGGTCAGCCCGGTGGACTTCTGGGTGACGACCGCGAACGGCGCCAGGAACGACTCGAACTTGAACTCGTCCTGAGCCTCGCTGGTCGTCCAGACGGGGGAGTCGGCGGGCAGGTTCGCCGCGACGGACTGGGGGAGGTCGGCGACCTGGGAAGCGGGAGTAGACATGGGGTTCCTTTCGTGAACCGGGCTTACCTTACGATTCTAACATGGGTTAGCCCTACTACCTAA